TGATGCCTCTCGAAGTCGTGTATATGCTGACCGGTGGTGACTACATTATTTTCTGCCTGGAAAATTTTAAGAACGAAGGTAAAACAGAATGCTTATACAACGCTCTGCGGGACTTCTCTGCGAAAAACTACACCGGCTCCTACGAAACTATGCTTCTGGAGGTCTCCAAGCACTTCGAGGAGGGTGCTGCCAAGTATGGCGACAACAACTGGCAGAAGGGCATCCCCGTAGACTGTTACATGGACTCTGCTATCCGGCACTATCTAAAGCATCGTCGTGGAGATCAGGACGAAGATCACGCCAGGGCGTTCGTTTGGAACATTATGTGCTGTATTTGGGAGGTGGATCACCATGAATAACATTGAAGTATGTATGACCGAACACCCCAGCGAACACGACTGGTATGAGGTTAAGCGCAGAGCACTCGTAACCATGGGATACACCAAAGTCGTTACACCGCCTGATCAGGCGTGGAAACACAGTATGCTGGAAGCCAGACACTCACCGATCCGGCGGTTACATTTCAGTTTCGATATCACCTGTCCTTATTGGGTCAGCGTTCACCTGTGCCGTCACATTCACGCTCAACCCTACGTTAAGTCTCAGCGCAACGACCGGCAATCCGATTATGACCGCAACTCTGCTCCACAGGATGCTCTTGTTGATATGATCTGGGATATCAACGGTGAGGAACTTATGGTTATCGCTAACAAACGGCTCTGTAAACTGGCAAGCCCAGAAACACGATATGTGGTGCAGCTTATGTGCTGCCAAGTTCTCGATGAGCACCCCGAATATGAAGGATTGCTTGTTTCAAATTGCGTTTACAACGGAGGCGTGTGCCACGAAATCCATCCTTGCTACGGCGGTGATGAATAATTATGCAAAGAAAACCCAATGGCCTTATATGTGCAAGGTGCAAGCGACTACTTTCCGAAAACATGGTAGGTCCTTGCCCTCACCCAATCGTAAATCAAAAAATCGGCAAGAATATCTGCTACTACTGCTGTAAAAAATGCAGGCACCACACGACGATGAAGTACTGTAGTGCAATAGGATGTGAACTGAAGGGATGATACAGAAAATTAAATCCAGACTTTCGTGCGTGGAATATCTATCACGCAACGGAATTTATGTCAAAAACGGCGGGCGGTGCGTGTCACCGCTTCGCCCCGGCGCTCGGAACCCTACATCGTTCTGGGTGGAGGACGGCTCCTGGTACGACTTCGGATCAGGACACGGCGGTGACGTTATCGATCTCGCTGCCGCGCTCCAGTACGACGGCGACTTATCACGTGCTGTCCGTGGCCTTGCCGACGAACTCGGCATACAGCGAGACTCTGGTTATCCAGAAACTTTTAAGACAGATATTCAAAACCTCTGCAACCGCACCGCAGCTTACCACGCTGCGCTTACGCCCAGCGACTATGAATATCTGTCCAGCCGCGGCTTTACTAAGGAGGACGCTGACCGGCTTATGATCGGCAGAGTAACCGACGGATACCTTCGTGGGCGACTATTCCTGCCGTATTTCAAAAACGGCTATGTCTGCTACTACGCTACACGTGCCATGCCCGGTGGCGGTTTCCCGGAAAACAAGTACATGAAAGCCTCCCGTGACGAATCCGCCAGTTATCAGCATATTCCGTGGGGCCTGCAAACACTTAACCGCCGTGACAAACACGATACGCTGATAATCTCTGAGGGTTATTTCGACGCAGTATCGTGGGAGCGCGAGGGCTACCCGGTTATCTCACCGATCACCGGTAACTTCTCCAAGGATCAGTGGCCGGACGTTATCGCAGCGTGTCGTATGTTCTCCAAGGTTCTCATAATTTTCGACAACGACGCTGTGTCTCACGCTGGCGACGGCTTCACTCAGCGGACGGCTCGCAAGCTATTTCAGCACCGTATTCCGTTCCTGGTCGGTCACACGCCTCCCGGTATTAAGGACGTGAACGACTATTACACCGGCGGTGGGTCTCTGGACACTCTCGTTTCTCAGGCTGAGGACGGCCTGAAATATATGTGTTCTCAGTACAAGGACCCTGTGGAACTAAAATCGTTTATTATGACCATAAACCGATACGCGGACCCTACGGCCATCACTTCTGCGCTATTCCAGCCTATCCTTACTGAGCGTTTCGCTCCGGCGGTGCTGAAATCCATCCAGAAATCAGCGGACGCAGCGCCCACGGAGTCGCAGATCGTCGATGAAATTATCGCTAAGCATAATATCATCTACGTGGATCAGGTCGGCTTCTACGAGTGGGACGGCAAAATCTGGTCCAAGATTTCCGACTCCCACGTTCGCAACTATGCCGATAAACTCTACGGTAAGCGGTTCTCTACCGCCCAGCGTGTTGCCAGCGTGTGCAACCTATTAAAATCACGGTCTATCACAAAGGTCGTTTTCGACAGAAACCCTGTGCTCACGTTCCAAAATGGAACACTGGAGATCGAGACCGGCAAATTCCGGGACTTTTCCGAAGCCGACTACTGCTCTATCTGCATGGACTACGACTACGACCCAGCAGCTAAGGCTCCTGTGTGGGAACACTTTATCGAGGACGTTACCGACGAGGAACCACGCCGACAGGAAATCCTACAGTTTATCGCCGGATACGTTCTATTCCCGGACTGCCGCCACCAGAAGGTCTTTATCCTGGTCGGCAGCGGTGGCAACGGCAAATCCGTCTATCTGGAAATCATTCAGAAACTTTTCGGCGACAGCAACGTTACCCACGTCGAGCCTACCGGTCTCGCTCAGGAGTTCCAGCGCATCCGGCTCAAAGACTCTCTGCTGAACATCGGCTCCGATATCAATTCGGATTTTTCTCGTGGTGAGGTTCGTGAGTGGCTTCTCAAAGTCGCCGACGGCACATCCGTCCAAGCCTGCTACAAGGGCATGAACCACATCGACTTCATCCCACGGTGCAAGCTCGTCTACGCCTGTAACGCTATGCCTACCGCTGAGATCGTCAACGGCCTTAACCGCCGTATGCAGTTCGTGGACTTTCCTTGTCAGTACGTCGAAACCCCGGACCCCAACAATCCGAAGCAGAAAACACGGGATATCGATATCGTCACGAAACTCAACGCCGAGCTTCCGGGCATCTTCAACTGGTGCTACGAAGGCTACAAACTCCTGCGGACCGTCGGCTACTTCACAGACGCGCCTGAGCAGGACGAGTTTATCAAGCAATTCGAGCAGACCAGTAATCCGGTTCTCGTTTTCTGCGACGACTACAGCGACAGTTTCCGCGGGACTATCCCCCGGAAGGAAATCTACGACTGGTACAAGTGGTGGTGCGAGGATACTAACCACAGACCGCTTAGCCGCGAGAAATTTCTTCCGAAATTCCGCGACTGTCTGGGTGACCGCGTTCAGGACGCTCGAAAACGCATCGACGGGGTTGTCACACGTGTGTTCATTTTTGAGTGACGTACGCAGCCGTGTGACAGGTTTGTGCCAGGTTTTCAAACGAACCTGTCACACCGATTTCCCTTAGAGCCGCAACGCTTTTTCTTTTACTGTGACAGGTGTGACAAGTAAAAATAAGGTTAGTAAGAAATAAATAAAAAAACGTCAAAAACGCCCTTTTTTAATAAAAAATTTGTTTATAGAGCCGGACAGAAAATATACCTGTCACATGTCACACCTGTCACACATCATTATTTGGAGGAATTATTATGAAAAAAACAGCTTATGTTTGGGATACTATTGTTCCTGCTACAAGGGAACTTGAAACTTACTTGAATGACGGTTACGAAGTGGTATCTTCGCAACTTTTTGAGAGCGAAGAAGACTGTTCCTTCGCGGCAGTGTTAGTCAAGGAGGTTAAGTGATCTATGGCTGAAACTTCTATTAAAAAACGTAACCGCCCTGATCTCGCAGATCGAACAGAACCAGGCGATAATTCAAAGTATATTCGCCATGCACTTACGACTTTGAATATGCCTCCTATCGATATCGCAGATCCAGCTCAGGTCGAGGAGCGCATCGGTTGGTACTTCGAGCACTGCATTACCAGTGATATGAAGCCGACTGTTAAGGGCTTCTGTAACGCTCTCGGCGTACATCGAGACACTATCCACACTTGGAAAACTGGAGAGTATCGTGCCGGTACTCATCAGGCAATTATTTTGAAAGCCTATAATCTGCTGGAGGAAATGTGGGAAAATTATATGATTAACGGCAAGATCAATCCAGTTACCGGCATCTTTCTTGGTAAGAATAATTTCGGCTATGCTGATAAACAGGAATATGTGCTTACTCCAAATCAGCAGCAACTTTCACCGGAGGATATTAAGCGGATCGAGCATAAGTACGACGAGCTGCCGGAGGGTTAATCCTTACGACTATATTACGCAACTTTTACGTACACGACTTTTACGACTTTACGCGACTTTCAGCCTCACGACTATGTGGGGCTGATTTTTTGTTTTGGGACTTTTACGACTTTTGAGATCTGGCATTAAATTCGTGTGAAATCCGACACTGTAAAAAGGTCCGTTTTATTGGACCGAATGAACACGTTTCTGTCCGATCCGGTGCAAGTGTTTTTACTTGACAGTTGCGCTCGGCCTCCAGCGGCATATATCCGTCAGCGTCGATATGCCTGTATAAAGCCCATATACGCCCGTTGCGCTGTTTTTATAGTCATATAGTGTCAGGACACCCGAAAACATAAAAAACGCCTTAGAAACGCCTGCACAGCGTCCGGGAATAAGTGCATAAAAGTAACCGGCTATAATATGCCAGTCTGGAGGCGCTGCCGCTGATCTGTACGGCGTTCCGATCCGGGCCGCGTGTCTTGTATGGAGAATAGAAAAACGCGCCCGGCGTAAAGCCCAGGCGCGTTATGGTTCATTTATGAAATTGCATTTTATTTCTTTTTGATACGTTCATTTTTGCATAATCGCAAATGTTGCCGTTTTCGTCCTCCAGCCAGAATTCCAGGTCACTCCATAAATACGACGGCATAAAATCAAATTCTATCATGTAAATATCGCCGTTTATTTTCGTGCATTTTGTGCCCCTGTATTCTCCGGCGGCGTTTCTGTATTTATCTATTATGGCAGCGGTTATTTTTTCGTTTGCTTTTATTGTAAGTTTCACGGCTTTATATCTCCATGTTTGCGAATTCCAGCATTTCCGCGGTTAACGTTTCCGGCGTGTTTGCGAATTTCTCCAGCCATTCCGGGAAATGATACGAAAGATATATTTCTAAATTATCCAGGTTTTGCGGTTTTTCCGCTATTGTTTTTATGTGGGAAATAAATTGTTTTGCTACGTGTTCGTGTTTCATTGTTTACACCTCCAGCAGCCCGGCAAACGTATCGCGGGCGTTTTCCTGGAAACCGTCGTGCATTTTTACCGGCATAATAAGCGCTGTAAAAAAATCGTTCTCCAAAATCACCGGGGAATAGCGCCCGCCACAATAAATATTTTTTACCTGATCCGGATCTATCATAGCATCGTATTTTACATTTACGCCGGTGATGCTGCCGTTTTTGTTTTTGTATAGTCTCAGTGTGATATTTTCGCTTTCGTACACAAAATTGGAACGCATAGCGGGCGTTTTCGTCGATAGTGCGCGGTTAAAAACGTTTTTTACGTCGTCCGCTGTCGCTGTTTGTCTTTCACCACAGTTGTACTGGGACGCTGCACCTTCCTCCGGCATATCCACCATAAACGCCGGACGTGCTATTTCATCCCATAAAACCGGCATAGCCGGGAATTTAAAGGCATTATAACCATTTACAATATAAATGCTTTCGCCGTCGTTTGCTACCATAACGCGATCATTTTTAATTGCTTTCTTCCAGTACTTTGTTGTTTCCTTTGTGATCATGTAGTAGTTTTTCATTTTAATTACCTCCAGATATTTTTTATTTATAATCTTTTATCAGTGCAAAAATAACGCCTATGGGAAAATAGATAATCACAGTAATGATAAACAATAGCTTTTTCATGTTATCGCCCCTTCACCATATAAAATTATCGGATATAACCCCGGCCACGATTAACAGGATCAACGCGGCCTCGGTGTAAAATAATAATGCTGTCATGCTTTTTATGCCTCCGTTTTTAACCGTCGATAATAACACCGTATTTCGTTTCCGTGTATCCGTCAAAGCTCAGATCACGCGCAAAAGCTGCATAGTCAAAATAACGGGTAAATATATCCGGCGTGTCACGTGTAAAATAGCATTCGTCTACTAGCTCCTCCGCTACCTCCTCCAGATCCATATTTCGGTATAGTGTAAAATAGCCGCGCTGCTGCCGGTCTACAGCCTCCAGGAAGCTATAACTAAACGCTTCCATAGCTGCGGCTATTTCCTCCAGTTCCCATTCTTCCAGCGCTTCCAGCTCCTGGAGCCGTTCGTTTAACGTTGTGATGTTGTCGTATTCGCTGACCGGAAATAGATCTTCAATTTCCGTCGTCCATTCATAATCATGAATCGCCCATTCTGGATCATTATCACCCATTGCGGCCGCGATTGCTTCCAGTTCTTCTTCCAGCTCGTCCGGGTCCATGGGTAACGTGATCCATTTTCCACCGTCCGCGCCGTTTTCGTTGTAATTTCCCCATGTGTTTACGTAAATGTTTAGCATTGTGTTTCCCTCCGTTTAGTTTTCTTTTACCGGCTGCGCTAATAGGTCAGCTTCGATTGTGTCTTCAGATACGGCCATAATTTTAGATATAGAGTAGTTTCCATATGCGTGGAGTTCTAAAGCGTTTTTTCTGTTTAGCTCCTGTGTGAAGCCGTTCCAGCCAATATATAGCTTTTGGTCGGATGGTGTCAGTTCGTGAAGCTGTTTGATCGTCATGGTTTTGTCCTCCTTTGTTTTGTGCTGCTTATACTTACGTTTACTATTATATGCGATTATACGTAAAAGTCAATAGTTTATTCTTGATTTTGCGTAAATATATTATATTTTTCATTCCAGGCAGCCCGGCCGGGCGTTGATCTGTACAGCCTGGAGACGGCCAGGGCCGGGGGATATTACCGGCGGCAGCCGGGCGTGGTGAGGTTCGTGAACACCGAAAAAATAAAAAAGACCTATTTTACGTTTACCTATTGACTTTTAACGTAACTTTGCTATAATAAACGTAAATTAAGGAGGTAATCGGAATGAAAAACGTAGCAGCATACATACGCGTCTCAACCGACAATCAGGTTGGTGAGGACAAATTTGGTCTGGAGTCTCAGCGACAGATTATAGAGGAATACTGCACCAAGAACGATATGACAATTATTCGTTGGTTTTGCGACGAAGGTGAAAGCGGAGCCTATGAGCGTCCAGGTTTTGACGAGATTATTTACGGCGAAGTTTCTAATCCGCCTTACGAAGCGGTTGTGGTAGCAAAGAGTGACCGCGTGGCTCGTGATATCAACGTGTACTATTACTACAAAATGATGCTTCAAAAGAAAAACATCGAACTGGTTTCTGTCGCTGAGGATTTTGGACAGTTTGGCGTGTTTGCGGATATGCTTGAAGCGTTTACGCTGTGTGTGGCAAAGATGGAGCGCGAGAATATCAACAAGCGTACAAGCGGTGGTCGTAAGATTAAAGCGTCTAAGGGTGGTTACTCTGGTGGTAGAGCGCCGATGGGCTACAGGGTCATAGGCGGTCAGCTTGTTATTAACCCGGAAGAAGCTGAGGTTGTGCGGTTTATTTTCGAGCACAAGAAGAATGGTAGTACGATGCTGGGAACTGTTCGTGCGCTGAATGAGGCTGGGTATAGAACGCGTAATGGTAAAGAGTTTGTTATTTCTACGGTGCAGAGCATCTGGAATAACGAGCCGACATATCGAGGTATGTATCGATACGGCAAGGGCGATTGGGTTGAGGGGCAGCACGAAGCTATTTTGACTAACTGATCGAGGAGACAATATGGAACAACTAACAACATTTGAATACAACGGCGTATCAATCTGTTTTTTTGGTGAGAAGCACAGGCTTGTCGTGAGATGGGCGTTGCGCGAGCGCATTGGTACAGATGGGTAAAGGAGGCAACATGAAAACAGAAATGGTAGCGTTGACGAGCTTTACCTACGAGACTGTAGGAGTTCGTGTTTTGGGTACGAAGTTGGAGCCGTGGTTCGTGGCGGTTGACGTGTTGAGAGTTTTAGGCATACACACAAAGAATGTCTCTCGTGTACTTGAAAGACTCGATGATGACGAAAAGATGGTAGTCACTTTGACTACCGAATATGATTCCTCAGTAGTCAATTTGACTACCGAAGCGGCGGTTGTTCAAGGTAGCCATAATACAGTGTGGCTTGTTAGCGAACCTGGTTTGTATAAAACATGCTGAGAGCAAGAACACCCCAGGCGGAGGCGTTCACGCGTTTCATTACACACGAAGTTCTCCCATCCATCCGTAAGAAGGGATACTACAAAGCGCCGAAGCCGGTTGTAGAGAGACGGCCCACCCGTGGTCGCCCTCCGTTGACTCTTGCTGAACATTTTGAGCGTCAGCAGAAGTATGTTTTTGCAAACGGAGAAAAGTGTGACATAACTGAACTGCGGTGGATCAGTCGCGAGTTGGGTATGCCACTTGAACAGATTGGCGATAAACGTACTGCACGCATGGTCGAGTTTGTTAACGAGCAGATGGAGACTCGTGGTATTGAAAGCATAGTAGATATCCCACGGAAAAGTTATGCCGACGATTATGAAGAAGACGAGACGTACACCGTTATTGTTGATGGTGTGCCTATGGAATTTGTTAGATAGCTGCCGAGCTTAAACGGAGAAAGGGTAAAATATGAAGAAGGTAATGTGGATAGTCGGTGCAAGCCTGAGCGTCGTGCTGTTTTTGTTGTTCGGCACAGCGGATTATGATTTCACGAACGCTGGGTATGTGGTCGGTTATATAATTGGCACGGTGATAAAGGTCGGAATACCTGTTGGTCTTGTTTTGTTGATTATCTGGCTCGTTATGAGGAAGAAGAAAGGGTGACGGATTATGGCCAGAAGAAAACATAAAGAATCCGAACCCGTGTTGGAGTTCATGGTAAAAATAATGTTTTTCCCGGTAGTGTTGTTAGTTGCACTATTCATGTGGTTGGAAAAGAAATGAGGAAAAGCGATGATGAAGAAAATCGCATTGATTGTTTTACTGGTATGCTTACTTACTGGTTGCGCTCCACGGGACGAAGCGATTGTTGGGCAGTGGGTTTACGAGAGTGGCAGCACGCGGTATTTGTTTTTAGAAAACGGCGAGGCATTCGAGGTCGGTGTAAATTGTATTGGAGAGCACATAACTACTGTCGATGTTCGTGAGGATGGCGGTTACGCGTCGTATGATTCGTGGTATAAAAAAGATGGCGAGTATTACTGGAAAACAAGGTTCGGAGGAGGCATTGAATCTGTCGTACACATCGACGGCGACACACTTGTGTTCGGTGATAATGTGTATGAGTGGTATCGTGTACCAGAGGACGAATGGATATCGTTTGATGAAATATACTATTCTACATTCGATGAGGAGAATGTGGCGTATGTTCAACATCCACTATCTGAATTTATAGAAGAATAATAGAGCGCCAAAAAGAGCGCCTTACCTTAATTGGTAGGGCGCTCTTATTTTTGTTTATGGAGTGATTGCATGGAAATTTTGAAAAAAATAAAAAGGCACATCGAGGTTAAGGGTGCGGATATAGAGATGCTGACGGATATGTTTGATCTGCTCCGTCAGTGTGAGGATAAAGCGGAGCGCCAGGAGTGGAACCGGTATGTCCGGGCGGAGGCTCGAAAGTTGCGCTCTGCTGAAGCATACGAGCTGATCCATAAGACGTATGTGTTCGGTGGTCAGGACGGTGTGTTTGATGATTACTGCGTAGCGTTGGAATGGAACAGAGACCCTGAGAAGCGTTTTTATCTTCCTCGCCGTCATGTGCTGAAAGTGCTGGTGGATGATCTGCAAGACCTGTTCGACGGAAAGCTGGATTTTTTGGGAGTGTCGCTACCGCCTCGTGTCGGTAAGAGTACGCTCTGTATTTTCTACATGACGTTCGTAATGGGACACCGCCCGGATGTAGCAAGCGTGATGAGTGGTCACAGTGATAAGCTGACCGACGGGTTCTACCGGGAGCTGCTGAGTATTATCACGGATAGTACGCAGTATGCCTGGCAGGAGATATTCTCCTGCGCGAAACTGGTAGATAACAGCGCAAAGAACGAGACGATTGATCTGGAGCGAAAGAAGCGGTTTCCGACAATGACGTGCAGATCGATTTCCGGTACGCTGACGGGTGCTGTGGAAATCGGTACTGGCGGC